CTCCACTGCAACTTCTTTAGCGTAATCACTAAACACTCCTAAAATATTTTTAACTTTATCATCGTTCAACTCTAGTATATAACTTAAGTACTCGTTAAGTTCTTCTTCCATAGACATTTCTTTATCTAGTACTAGTGTTGCTTCTGTCTTTCTTTTTATAACTTTTTTATCAAGTAACTCACTATTTTTGATATTACTTAAGTCTGATACATCACCTTCTATTTCATATATAGTATGGTGATAGTCTGTTTGTACCATATCTTCTTCACTTTCTACTGTTTTTCTTAGTAGTTGAGGTAAATCAAATTGATGCCAAGTCCAGTCATAGTTATTATCTATAATTAAGTAACCAGTCTTTACAATATTTCTATGAAATGATGTAGTCATAGGGCTTCCAGGGTACACAATATTTCTTTGAGTATTCTCGTGAGCATGTAAGTCTCCTGAATAAACCGTTTTAAACTTATCAAATCTTTCTAAATCTACTTCGGGTACTACATGTGGAGGTATCTCTCCTCTTACATGTGTGAATAGTATTTCCGTATCTATATCTTCTATACTATTCTTCTTGTGCAAATCTGCATAGGGTAGAATTGCCCAGTCTCTACTACAATATGTTTCAGTAATTACAGTTACTAAAGGGTTCAATTGACTTGTAACTTTGATTAAATTATCAAAGAAGGTTCTGTGCTTCCTTGTAGCTTCGTGATTACCGTCATAGATAACTGTTTCTACTTTAGTATTTTTAATAAAATCAAAATACAAAGTAAGTTCATCCATGGAAGGGACTCGGTCAAACAAGTCCCCGCCAATGATATGTAATGTGACCCCATGCTTCTCTACAGCTTCTTCTATCTGTTCAAAAAACATCTTATAGCGTGAGCATGCCCATGCCATAGGAACGTTCTTTTGTCCCAGCTTAATATGCCAGTCTGCTGTAAATAGAATCATAATGTGCCTTAACTAATGTCAAATTCGTTACTAATAGACTCGTCTGGTGTAGAGTTATCTGCACCTTCTCTTAATCTATCAAGAAGTTCTTTTTGAGCGTCTGGTGTAGGTCTTGTCAAAATCTCGTCCATAGACTTAAGATCTTTTACTAACTCTTGCTCTGACTCAGTTAATGGTCTTGGTTTACATTTTAATGCTTGTAATTGATACTCAACATTGTAAGCCATCGGTCCTGTTTTAACTCTTTTGAAGCATACATCCCAGCCAGTTTCAGGGTCAGTTGGATCTCCGAGATCTTCAGCTGCTACCATAACTTGCTCTAGTAATTTCTTCTTAAGATTTAAGACTTTGACTTTACCGTCATGAATACATTGAATTGCATAAGACCAACCACATTTTAGTTCTGGGTGGTATTCTCTTACCCAATCTTTTTCCACATTAGTAAATGCTTCAGTGTTTCTGTCGAATGACAAACACTCGAAAGGTAAATTCTTTCCGTTTTCACCTTTTAGCCAGTATACATATCTTGGTAACATGTCACCGACTATTCTTATTTTATTATCGCCTTCTACATATTGGTAGCTATCGATTTTGTTCTTTTGGGCTTCGCCCTTGGCTTGATTAAAACTTATTGCCATTTTATTTCTCCTTTATTGATTTCCTCGAACTTGAAGTGAATACGATCCCCTTCGAGCCAAAGTAATCTGTTGCTTTCTATTATGTCTTCCCTACTAAAGTAAAGGAAGTCTAGAGTGGTATCTTTCGTTTTTTGATATTCGTAATAGTTGCGTAGTGACGCGATACCTGCGTACTGTGCAATTTCGCTATCAGAATATCTCCTTCTTTGAATAAACAAAGGCTCAGGATTCACAAGGAAACTATCCCCATGAAAACTTTTTTGCCAGAACTTGTATATTCTATCGTGCCTATTAACTGGAGGCAGTTTGTATGTCAAGATGTGTAGGATTGTCAAAATATCATTGACGCTTCCGTTGCTTTCTTTTTTTATCTTTTTCCAATTATAGAGTAACATTATATCAAAAATCTAACCTTTTGTCAAGAACTATTTTTCAGTCCTATAGATAGGAAACTTCATATCCCTGTTTCATGTAATATCCCATTCTCGCACCTGCCTGTTTTCTAGCTGTGCGACCTTCTAAGTGAATATCTACGATTACAGGTTGAGGTTTACCTTCGTTTAATCTTATCACTCTACCAACTAACTGCGTAAGTAGAGGCTCGTTGTTTATGGGCGTCCCCAGTATTAGACAGCTAAGACAATCTACTGAAATACCCTCTGAAAATATACTCTGTGTTCCAAACAGGATATCTTTATCATGGAATATCTCTTTGATCATCTCCCCTCTCTCTTCGTGAGGGACGTCTCCTGTAACGCATATTGCGTTATCTCCTACCAGTGCTGCACTTCTTTTCAGAAAGTCAACTCTGTCACTTACTACTAGAACCTTGTGTCCTTTAGCAGCATAACCTGCAGCTAGTACTGCACATATGTTTTGGTACTCCCAATCGTACGCTAATTCGTTGATTCGAGTAGCCCAAGCAATGTTCGCTCCATCCATGAAACGTATACCACTTTGTATAATTTCTACGCGAGGCACCATATAGTTTTCTTTTGGTGGTTTATATACTGTATTTGAAAAGTAGTCTCGAAATACAACATGTCTTCCGTCTTTTCGTTGCATTGTCCCTGTCAGACCGATTTTATGACGAGCCCTGTTAGAGTCAATAATGCGTGTAAAAGTTGGACTACTAACATGGTGCATTTCATCCAATATAATAGTACCGAACTCTTTTGCGATTTTGTCTTGATTTCTGTACAAAGTTTGCACGTTGCCAATGACAATATCCCTATCGATTTCAAATCTACCCGAACCTATCACACCCGCCGAGACCCCGAAGACTTTCTTACACTCTTTTTCCCACTGCGCTCGTAGCGCTACAGTATGTGTTACTATAAGTGTTTTCTGTTTTAGCTTATTTGCGATAGCTAAAGCTGTAAATGTCTTGCCCCAACTGACCCAAGCGTTAATTATAGCACTGCCTTGAATGTCGTCATATACCGACTGCTGTGATTGACGTAAAGCAAACTTAAAGTCATAACCTTCAATTGGCACATCATTCCGCTTATCGACTATTTCGTAGTCGTTTGGTATCAAATCCGTTCTTCCAATAGGTATAGTAACTAAACCTGCTCGAATTATGCCCATATTCTTTATGATGATAGGCGGGTCTGTTGGACGTCTTGGCGGTATACTATAAGTAAGCTCTTCGTCAAGCTTTGCCTGGTATGTTGCAGTTACTTCTATGAATATCCTGTTACTGAGGACTGCTTTCATTTAGCTCATCTTCTGTTACACAATGCTCAATTCCATGGTAAGTATAGTAGCACTTTAAAGTTACTACTTCACCTTGTCCATTGTCATCCCAGTGTCTAATTACATTTGCTATGATAAAGCAACAAGCAATAAGGTTAAATAACACAATAAAACTCCTAAAGAGAGCCACAATATCCGCTTCCCTATCATATCCTACTTTCTCTCCTAATGATTTTGCCCATAATCTCCATAAGTTCATCTTAAACTCCCTAATAGTTCTAGTAATTCTTGTACTGTAGCGAGGTCTTGCTCATTCTCAGTATCTATTTCTATTTTTATTTTCATACTTTTCTCCAAGTATCTTTTTTCTTTGTTTCTGAGAGTTCGTACAAGTAAGATGGTATATCTTTTAAGTACAGTACTCCTGCGTATTTTTCTGTTGGCTCTGGCGGTCTTTTTAGTTCAAAAGGAAAAGGTATATTCTCTACATAAATAAGAGTTAATATATCTTTTTCTATTACTTTAGTTATTCTTTTATAATATAGTTTCGCTGTTGTACTTTTCTCATAGCGAAAAAATCTTCCATTTGAGTCTATAAAGAACTTCCTTCTATGCCTTGATAAGTCCACAAAATTATCAATCATATGTCTCAATTCATATAAATTTTTATGTGGGGTATTTAATCTGCGCTGACCTATTGTGTAGCCAGAGACATTTGTATCATCTACAACTGCACCCTCGCACCACAATATGCCATCACGTCTTTCTATTTCGTCTGTGTGTATTACATAGACTGGAAACTCAACATCACTCAGATTCATACTTAGCCTTAAACTTGCCAAGTGAGTAATCTTCATCTACATCAAAATCACAACCGATTGGACAACCTGGTATTGAGATACCTCTGTCTTTCTCAATACAAGTTCTAACAATTTCCATATATTCATCAACATCTTCCTCTTTCACTTC